GCACGAAGTGGTACGTGCCCTGCGCCGCCGAGGCGTCGATCTTGTCGAGCGCGACGCCGGATTTTTCGTTGCGCGCCTGCGCGGAGGTCGGCAGGAAGTTAGAGCCCATCGCGGCTTGAATCGCGCGCCGATAGGCTTCCTTCACGACCTGCAGCCCCTGCAGATACTCGCCCTGCAGGTAGTTGAGGCGCTGCGGCGGCGGCAGCGGCACTTCGCCGGTTTGCGCGGTGCGCAGCAAGTAGAACAGCACGCTTTTCGGCGTGTGCGTCGACTCCTCCCACTCGGCCTGATGCCGCCCGAGCTGGCCTTCGACGGCCATGACCGGGCTTTTCGGCACCATCGACAGCACTTCGAGCTCCTGCGAACAGCAGTAGCAGTACGCCTTCCAGGGGTCGCGGCCGAAGCGCGTCATCGACAGGATCTGCCGCTTCACCTGCCCGCCCGTCGGCACGTACAAGACTTTGCCGTAGCAGGAGACGATCGGGATGTACTGCCCCGGCCACTCCTGCGCGTGGAGGATCTCGAGGCCGTCGGTGAGGTACATCTTGACCGTCGGATCGTCCACGATCCGCACAGGGCGCACGACGCGCCAGCCGCGCGGGCGGTAAATCTGCTCGAACTCGTCCTCGAACACCGTGCGCTCGGCCGGCGGCGCGGGCGGGCGCGGCGGCGGGGTCATCGGGCCGGCGCCATTCGGCGGGGCCATCGGGCCGGCGCCATTCGGCGGGGCCATCATCCCCGGCGGCGGGGGCATCCCGGGCGGGAGGCCCGGCATCCCCGGCGGCGGCATCCCGGCCGGCATCCCCGGCGGGAGGCCCATCGGCATCCCCGGGGCCGGACCCGGCCTCCCCGGCGTCGACAGCGGCCCCCCCAGGGGCCGGGCCGGCGCCGGGGGCCGGATCAGGAGGAGGGGGCGCGGCGTCGTCTCGAGCGTCCAGTATTCGGCCAACAGTTCCTGATCGCCCGTGGCCCAGCCCGGCGCCGCGCCGCCCGCGCGCGCCCACACCGCCTCGGCGCGCGACGAGGCGGCCGCGGCGCGGGATTGCTTGGGCAGCAGGACGTCGCGCTGCTTGGCGACCTCGGCGCGGCTCCCCCACTCGAACACGAACGCATAGCGCATGTCGCTCGCGTCGGGGGCCTTCGCGTCGGCGTCGAGCAGCACCTTGTCGGGGTCGGGCAGCGCCTCGACCCAGATCTCCTGATTGGGCGAATGCGGGTTGCTGTACTTCGTGGTGACGCGGCAGTAGCCGTAACTGCGCTGAATCGCGTTCTCGGCCGCCGTCAGGTAGGCGACCTCCGCATGGCTGCGGTACTCGACCTCGCGCGCCTTGTCCTGATACCAGCGCGCGCCCGCGTCGTTGGCGCCATTGCCCACGGGCGCAAAGCGCATCCCGCGCGGATTGGCGCGCAGGGCGTTGATCACGGCGTTGAAATATTGCGCCATTTCCTCGGGCGCGATCGTCGGGCGGTTCTTACGGAGCTTGACGTCGGCCTCATCCCACGGATTGCCGCCGACAAAGCGCATGTCGGTTTCGGCCTCGCGCCGGATCTCCTCCCAGTTCGCCTCGGCGTAGGCTTTGCGCTCGAGCAGCTCTTTGAGGACGTCGTCAGGCATCAGTCGCCCTTCGGCCGCGCCGGACGGGCCGGGGCCTTCTTCGCGGCCGGCGGCGGCGGGGCCGGGCCGAGCGCGTCGCGCACCGACGGCCCGGGCGCGACGGGGCCGGTCGCAAAGTCGCGCAGTTGCGCCGGGGTCATGGACGCGCGCAGGTCTTTCGCTTTCTTGAACGACGCGCCGTGGAGGGCCGCGGCCATGAGATTGCGTTGCGCGTTCGAGGTGCTCGGCATCAGACCGTCCGGCTGAACACGCGATCGGTACAGCCGCAGCGCAACACGGCGCCGCCCGGCGCGCTGAAGTCCGCCGCGAGATGGATGCGCCGATCGGGACAGGTGCGCGTGCCGCACTCCAAGACCAGGCGATCGCCGTGGGCGTTGAAGTCTTTGGCGCAGGCGTCGAGATGCTGGCGCTCCTTGCGCGTCCAGACCACGCGCGGGCGCGTCGCCAGCTGCAGCGCAAGGGAGGGGTCGAAGGAGGCGCCGGCGTGGCTGCCCATCGGGGTGGGGCCAGTGTGCCGAACTGGCACACGGCGGCGCAAGCATTATTCAGGCAGGGTGTCAGGACGGGTCACGGCACTACCCCCACACACTGCCCGCCGCCCGCACGGCGGGCCGCGTCTCCGTCCCCGGCCGCGGCGGCGCCACCGCCTGCGCAAACGTCAAGACGAAGGCGTCGGCATCATCGGGTGACGCCTCGCCCCGCCGCGCGAGCGCCTCCTTCGATTCGATCACCAGCCGCGAGCGCCGGTTGAGATGATAGCCGGGCAGGCCGAGCTGATCGCCCAGCAGATCCTCATCCGGCAGCGTGCCGAGGAGCAGCCATTCTTTCGCCTTCGCCCACATGTAGGCGCGCATGTTCTCCTGGTGGCTATCGGGCGAGGCGCCGCCAAAGTTCACCTCATACACATTGTCGTAGCCGAGCGCCTGCAGCCGCGCCACGATCGGGCTGCCGAAGGCCGAATCGACAAACATCGCCGCGATCTGGTGCCCCGGCCGGCGGTCGCTCAGGAGCTCGGCGCAGAGGCCGATGCGCTGCGAGCGGTCGCGGTCGTGCTCGCCGGGGATCCGAATCGCCGGGCGCGGGTTCCCGTCCAGGCCGCGCCGGAAGCGGATCACGTTCCACGCCGTGCCGCCGCCCGAGACATCGAACCCCGCCACCAGCGGCTCCTCGTCCGGCGCGTGGTAGGAGCGCGCGCGCGCCAGCGTGATCCGCTGCCCGTCGATGTACTGCAGCTCACTCGCGTGCGGCGGCAGGCCCAGGACGCGCACGCGAAACGTGTCGCTGTCCTCGCCGTAGTCGGTCGCGATCTGCTCCAGCAACGCTTTGTTGGTGAAGCGCGAGGCCCGCGAATCCACGCGCCGATGGTTCCAGCGCCCGGCGATGTCGCCCTGGCAGACGCGATAGAAATAGCCGGTGTTCCTGACCAACTGGCCCCAGGCAAAAAACATCGGCTCCCCGTCGGTCAGCCCGCCCGGGTCCGCCGTCGTCCAGATGCGATCGTCGACCTGCGACGCTTCATCGAACAGGTACCACGAGGTCGAGGTCTTCGCGTGCTGGCCGGCGAAGGATTGCGCGTTCTCGGGCTTGCACGTCTGCGGGATCAGCTTCCAGCTCGCGGGCCGGATCAGCGAATAGATGCCGGTCGCCTGGATCGAGAACCAGTGCGCCGTGAGACACAGCCCCATCCAATGCCGAATCGCGGCCCAGGTGCGCTGTTTCAGCTGCGTGTTGGTGCCGGCGGTGACGGTGCCGATCGAGTCCGGGCGCGTCGAGAGGATGAAGGCGGCGATCATGCCGCCGAGCGCCGACTTTCCAGTCCCGTGACCTGAACTTTCGGCCATGCGGATCGGCAGGACCGGCTGCGCGCCATCGAAGCCGCGCGCGCGGATCTCGTCGCCGAGCGCCTCCAGCAGTTCGCGCTGCACGGCGTCGGGACCGGGCTCCTCGGCCAGCGGTGTGTGCGGTTCCGACCAGGGAAACATCTGCAGCACAAACGCGAGCGGATCGGCGTAGCAGGCCGCCACGAGGTCCTGCAGCGCCTCCTCGTCGCTCGCGGCGGCGCGCCGGGCGCGGGGGCTCATCTACTGCACCCCGTGCCGTTCGACGTGTTCCCGCCCATCGGCGCTGCGATGAATCACCACGGCGCGCCCGCCCGCGAACGGTTGCCCCGTGTCCTCGTTCACCGTGATCACGTCCGGGCCACACCAACAGGCGCGCGTCTGGTCGTCATGGGCGCGGAGGTCGCGCATCGGGATAACGTGCAGATCGCCCTTCATCGCCGCGTCCCGTCCCAGACCACGACAAACACCGTCCCCGCCACGACCACCTCCCGGATCGGCACCGGCGCGACCACGGGCGCCTCGGGCACGCGCACGGCCCACGCGCAGGCCAGACAGAGCCGCTCGCGCGCCGCCCGGCCGCAGCGCCGGCAGAGGCGCGGGGCGTGCCGGGGCGCCACGTAGCTGCCCGCCGCCACGTCGCAGGCGCGACAGAGCCCGCGCGGATACTGCGCGCGCTTCACGCCGCAGCGCGGGCACCAGACGACCGGGCGATCGGCCTCCATGCGGGCTGTGACCTCCCCTGTCACGGGCGCGGGAGATTCGCCGTGGCGCGCAACTCGCGCAGGTATTGCACGCTCGCCGCCGCCTGCGTCGCGGCCGCCTGTAAGGCCGCCGCCACGACCGCGGCATCCTCTGCCGAGAGGCGCAGGCGCACCGCGAGCCGCGTGGGATTTTTGTCGTACACGTCGACCCGGACATTGGTGGTCCCGAGCGTGATGGCGATACAGGGAAACCTCACGCGCAGGGGTTGCCTCGGCGTCCGCTCCTTCATCCGCTCTCCTTCTTTTTCCGCGCCGCCGCCAACTGCGCGCCCCGCGCCCGCGCCGCCGCGATCTTCTCGCCGAGCGTCACGGCGCCCGACACCTCGAGTTTGGTCGGCGCATCGAGCCCGCACAGCTTCGCGCGGCGCTCCATCACCTTCACCGCCGCGAAGATCGCGCCCGGCTGGCCCGCCTTAATGCCGGGGGCCAGCGCGACGTTCAGGCGGTCGAGGCGCGCCATCTCCAACTCGCGCAGGCGCTCGGCGCGGCCCTTGATGACGGGGTCGAGGCGTCCGAGTTCGTCCTGCACGTCATGGAACGCGGCGAACTCCCGCACGCCGAGTTGCGCGGCGATCTGGC